AGAAACTTCAGGCTGAGAAAGATGCTATCGAAGAGAAAATTGCATCAATCAGCGTCAAGGAAGATGTTGACGCATTGGTTGCTGGTGAAGACCTCTCCGAAGAATTTAAAGAAAAGGCAGCGACAATCTTTGAAGCTGCTGTTAAATCTAAAATCCGTAGTGAAGTTGTGCGAATGGAAGAAGGCTACGCCGTTGCTCTTGAAGAAGCTACAGAGACAATTAAAGAAGAGTTGTCATCGAAAGTTGATGACTATCTTGGTTACGTTGTCGAACAGTGGATGACAGAGAACGAACTTGCGATTGAACGTGGTCTAAAGGGTGAAATCGCTGAGGACTTTATCAATGGTCTTAAACAATTGTTTGAAGATCATTATATTGATGTTCCTGATGAAAAATATGACGTTTTGGAAGCTCAGTCAGAAAAAATTGCTGAGTTAGAAGAAAAACTCAACGCAACTATTGAAGAAAACGTTGAGAAGAAGAAGGTGGTTGAATCTCTTACAAGAGAACAGATTGTTAGTGAAGTATCTGAAGACCTTGCTGCTACTGAAGTAGAGAAGTTCAAATCCCTTACCGAAGATGTTGATTTTGTTGGAGAAGATACTTTCCGTGCAAAATTGGACACCTTAAAGGAAAGTTATTTCCCGAAAACTGGTGGGGAAACGTCTTTCGTAATTGATTATGAAAATGGTGAGACTGCACAGGACATTGATACGACTGATACGATTCGTTCGTACATGTCGGCAATCAGTCGGTCAAAGAGTGCATAATTTATAAATAACTGTAGAAATACAATAAGGAGAAACTAAAATGTTTCAGACAGAACATCTACAAGAAAAGTGGCAGCCAGTCCTAGAACACCCTGATCTTCCAAGGATCGAGGATTCCTATCGCCGTGCGGTCACAACTGTTATTCTTGAAAATCAAGAAAAAGCCATGAGAGAAGACGCAAGTTTCCTTTCGGAAGCTGCGCCTACTAACTCCACAGGTGGTTCCATTTCTAATTGGGACCCAATTTTAATCTCGCTCGTTCGCCGTGCCATGCCCAATCTGATTGCGTATGACATTTGCGGTGTTCAGCCGATGACTGGTCCTACGGGTCTGATCTTCGCAATGCGGGCTTCGTTCCTATCTTCGGATGGTGCTGAAGCGCTCGTTGATGAAGCGATGCCGGGTCAGCAAGGTGCTTCTAACCAAAACGCCGCCGGTACAACTGGTGGTGGCGATGTTGGTTCCACAGAAACAAACCCTGCCGTTCTTAACGACAGTCCTTCTGCTGGTACTTACACAAGTGCAACTGGTATGACAACTGCTCAAGGTGAAGCGCTGGGTGATACATCCACAAACGCTTTTGCTGAGATGGCGTTCTCTATCGACAAGGCAACGGTTACTGCCGTTACCCGTGCTCTGAAGGCCGAGTACACGATGGAACTTGCTCAAGATCTTAAAGCAGTTCATGGTTTGGACGCTGAAACAGAACTTGCGAACATTCTTAGTTCGGAAATTCTTGCTGAAATTAACCGTGAAGTTGTTCGTCGTGTTTATGTTGCTGCTGTTAAAGGTGCACAAGCTAACACAACGACTGCTGGTATCTTCGATTTGGACACCGACTCTAACGGTCGTTGGTCTGTTGAGAAATTCAAAGGTCTAATGTTTGCCATTGAACGTGATGCGAATGCGATTGGTCAGCAAACTCGTCGTGGTAAAGGTAACATGCTTCTCTGTTCTGCTGACGTTGCGTCTGCTCTTCAGATGGCTGGTATCCTTGACTACACACCTGCACTTAACAACAACTTGAATGTTGATGATACGACAACTACCTTTGCTGGTGTTCTTAATGGACGATATAAAGTCTATGTTGATCCGTATTCTGCCAACGTTGCTGCTTCGCAGTATTATGTTGTTGGTTACAAAGGTTCTTCGCCTTATGATGCTGGTATGTTCTACTGCCCATATGTTCCGTTGCAAATGGTTCGTGCGGTTGGTGAGAACACATTCCAACCTAAAATCGGGTTCAAGACTCGTTACGGTATGGCTGCTAACCCATTTGCTTCTGCTGGTGCAGTTGCTGCGGGTGACACGCAGAACACTGATGCATCTATCGATGCGGGTGTCAATGTTTACTATCGTCGAGTCAAAGTTACAAACTTGATGTAAGGTAATCTTTCCACGAATAGAATAATAATAATCGTGGAATAAAGAAGAAAGTTACAGGGGTCCGATTCGGACCCCTTTTTTTTGTTTATTGGTTTATTCGTTTATGAAAAATATTAAAAAAAACTTGTCACTTAATACTTTTTTTAAAAAACTTATCACTTAACATTGCAAAATTTTTGAGAGGGTTTTAAAATGTTATAAATACTTGTATGGCCACTACAAAAGCACTTGAACGACAACCAGATAAATTGGATTATGCAAGTCCAACTCAATTTAGTTTTATAATTAATCAACTTCCTAAAGTGCAGTTCTTTACAACTGCATGTAATTTGCCTGGAATTACATTGGGAACCACAACATTAGCATCAAGGTTTAAACAAGTTCCAATTCAAGGTGATAATGTAGATTTCGCAAGTTTTGAGCTATCCTTTATAGTAGATGAATATCTTGAAAATTATTTATCTTTGCATAATTGGATAACTGCTGCTGGTTTTCCAAAATCTACAGAACAGTTTAGAGTTTTTAGAGATGAAACCGCTGAAACATCAGATTTGGGATATGAAAAAGCAGGAACAAGATCTGGCATGTCCACCAAGTCAGATAGAAATATGACATCAGATTCAACATTAACAATTCTATCAAATAAGAATAATCCTATTGTTGAAGTTAGATTTCGTGATATGTTTCCCACGACATTGAGTGCTCTTGATTATGATCAAAGTGCTACTGATGTTGAATATATGAAAGCATCTGCAACTTTTGAATATCAATTATATGAGATAGTGAAAATTTAATTAGGATAATGAATGGATAAATTAAGTGAACTCTCCGCTGAAGCAAAGAGAGATTTAGATATTGATGATAATTTTGAACACTTACACCAAGAATCATATAAAAATCAAAGAATTCGACCTAAATGGAACGAATACAAAGCCAAGTATAAACTTTTAATTTTTCAATTAAAACTAGATCACAGAAAAATGTATTTCAATAAATGGGAATATTATGCGGGCAAATCTGACTCAAAGATTTACTCAGAAAAACCATTTGATATGAAAGTTCTCAGAACAGACCTTGATATGTATATTAATGCAGATGATGAAATAATAGAAATTGATAAAAAACTTGAGTATTATAAATGCACATTAGGTCTTATAGAGGATACTTTAAAAAGTATTGAACAAAGAGGTTGGGATATTAAAAATGCCCAACAGCAACAAATACATTTGTCTGGAGGTTTTTGATGTTAAATAATTGGATTGAATATTATGATAATATTGTTCCTGCTGATTTGTGCAAAGAAATTATGAAATATCCTTGGACATGGAAAAATTCTACATACTCTAGCAATGAAGGTGTTAATTCAGATAGTCAAAATAGAGTTTTGATGGATGAAGTTTGGGTAGAAGATTTAAATAGACCTTATCCTAGATTAAAAGAATCTGTTTTGAAGATTATGAAATTGTATGGAGAAAAACATAAAAATTTTTCTTGTGTTCATCACACTGATTTTCGTATTAATAGATACGGAGTGGATGGGTTTATGTCTCTTCATTCTGACAACATTCATCATTCTCATGGTCAGCGATATGGATATCCACAGGCTACAGTTATTTTCTTTATAAACAACGAATATGAAGGTGGTGAATTTATCGTTGAAAATAATAGTTATAAAACTAAATCTGGTTCTGGAATTATATTTCCATCCAACTTTATGTTTCCTCATGAAGTTAAACCTATCACGAAAGGCGAAAGATGGAGTATAGTATCATGGTTGATGTGAATTTAAAGATTGATGAATATGCGGCGTTTCCCACAATGATTTACAAATTTGAATCAGACTTGTTTGATGAACATTTAAAAATGATTGAATATATTAAAAACCAACCAATGACAATGGAAGGAATGATTCAAACTAAAGACAACTTGTTTAAATTAGAAGAATTTAAATCTCTAGTAGAGATTGTTCAAAATATTACTGCTAATATCTTGAAAAATTTAAAGTATGATGGATACAAAAATATTGAAATAACTAGTATGTGGGGAAATCATATGAATGAAGGTAGGGCACATCCACCACATACACATTCTAATAATTTTTTGTCTGGTGTATATTACATAGAAAGTTCAAAGGATTCATCTCCAATACAATTTTTTGACCCAAAACCACAAGCAAATATTTTAAAACCAGCTGGAGCTGCAACTTGGCAGAATTCTTCTATGTTACAATTCGAATCGATTGTCGGAACTGGATTAATTTTTCCATCGTGGTTACAACATTGGGTTCCACCAACATCATCTGAGAGAACAAGTATTTCTTGGAATTGTATTCTTCGAGGGGATTATGGTTCTAGAGAAGAATATCAATATGCTTATTTCTAAAAAAGATGAAGTTCATCTTAATTTAATAGATGTGGAACCATCTACCGCAGCAGAACTTAATGATTTTTTTACATTTGAAGTTCCCGGTCATAAATTTATGCCAAGTTTTCGCAATAAAATGTGGGATGGTAAAATTCGTCTGTATAATATTAATACAGGAGAAATTTATGTGGGACTTTTACCTTACATAGAAGAATATTTACAAAAGTCTAATGTAAATTATAATCTTGATACTGGAGTGATAAGTAAAAGACCAGTATCAAGAAAGGCTGTTGAGGGGTTTGTAGAGGCATTGAAACCTACTCTTGGTGGAGAAAGAATTAAACCAAGAGATTATCAAATAAGTGCTGTTGCTCATGCAATTGCAACTAATCGGGCTCTCCTTATCTCTCCCACTGCTTCTGGTAAATCACTTATAATATATTGTCTTATTCGTTATTACTATATGAAAAAATTAAAAACTCTTATATTAGTTCCAACAACTTCATTAGTAGAACAGATGTATAAAGATTTTGCAGATTATGGTTGGGATTCAGAAAAACATTGTCAGAAAATTTATCAAGGTCATGATAAAAAAGTAGTTAAAGATGTGGTTATATCTACATGGCAATCATTACACAAAATGCCTCAAAGATATTTTAAACAATTTGGTTGCGTGATAGGTGATGAAGCTCACTTATTCAAGGCAAAATCTCTTACTGGAATTATGACTAAATTACATAAGTGTAAATACAGATTTGGTTTGACAGGAACATTAGATGATACACAAACACATCGCCTTGTTTTAGAGGGATTATTTGGAAAGTCTAAATATGTTATAACAACCAGAGAACTTATTGATAATAAAACATTAGCCAATCTAGAAATTAATTGTATAATATTAGGCTACCCAGATGAAGACAGACAATTAATAGAGGAATTTGAATATGCACAAGAACTGGAATTTGTTGTCACAAAACCTGAAAGGAATGATTTTATTGTTGACCTTATGGGGCGCATTGATGGTAACACACTATGCCTTTTTCAATTTGTAGAAAAACATGGAAAGGTTTTACATGAATTGTTAATTAATAAATACAAGAATAGATCTATATTTTTTGTTCATGGTGGTGTCGATGCAGAAACTAGAGAAGAAATAAGAGAGATTGTTGAAAATGAAAAGAACGCAATTATTGTTGCGAGTTATGGCACATTCAGTACTGGTATTAATATTCGTAATATCCACAACATCGTGTTCAGTTCACCGTCCAAGTCTAAAATCAGAGTTTTGCAATCTATCGGAAGAGGTTTGCGGAAGACTGACATTAAAAATACCATTAGGTTATTTGACATTGTAGACGATTGTTCTATGCCAAACAATAGAATTAATTTTCTTTTAAGACATTTCAGTGAACGTTTAAAAATATATAAAAGTCAAAAATTCAATTACAAAATTAATAGGATAAAACTATGAAAGAATCAGTTGTAATTTTAAAATTGACTAATGGCGAATGTATTATAGGAAAAATATTAGAGACATATGATATTTCTAATGATTCACAAAAAACTATACATATATCTTTTCCATTAAAACTTGTTCTTGTACCAAAAAAGACAGAGACAGGATTTGTTGAAGCTTTAAGCTTATCACCTTGGATTCATCCATTAACAGA